GCATGACGAAATGCGCCGCCACCTATCCGCACACATCGGAGCCAACGAGGCCGAATCATGGATGGACGGGCAACTTGGCATCCGTGTTTTCCAACTCCTCACAAACTCCCCTGAGACGACCGAGGAAAACGGATACCGCGTGACGACTTGGAAGGCATCCGCGATAGCCTGCGAAATTTGACTTTCGCGGCGTTTCGGGGCAATCTTTGTGCATGGCCGCGCGCAACTTTTCCCTCACTCGTTTTGGAACCGTGGATGAATCATCCGCGACAGGTCTTTTCCTTGGCGAAATCACCTACGACTATCAGTCCGACAAGGTGGACGTTAAGAACCACATCAGCTCGACCGTTGGCTTCACCCTAGCCGACCCTCGCACGGACATTAAAATGTCAGGAGTTGTTACAACCAAGACAGCCGGATTTACCCCTGCTCTTGCTTCCGTCCTTACGCTTGCCAACAGCTCCAGCGATACGCTTGGACTGAACACCAAGGGCATTTTCGGAACCGCAGTGGGCAATGCTGGAGTTGTTGTGTATGCAGCATCCCTCAAGCGCGTGAACAGCGATTTCGAGACGGGCGATTGCTCTGCGATCTTCCATCCCGAAGTTGTCACCAACGCTCCAGTTTCCCTCACCTGATAACTGCCTACCCTAACATGAAATATGACACCGCAACTTTCCACCCATCGCACGGGTGATATTAACTTCTTCACCGCGTGCATGAGCATCGGCATCGCGCCGTGCTTTCCAGAACCCGCTGAGGTTATTCAATCCGACGACGGCAAGGATTATCTTTCCTTTCGCCTAAATTCAGTCTCTGAATGCGGGCAATATGAAACACGGGAAGTTAGCCGCGCGTGGAAGTATCCCGAATTATTCCGAAAGGAGTTTCCCGCGCATCCATTTATAACCGTGATGGACTTTGCGAAATACGCAAGGAGCGCGAAGTCTAAATCCGACTGGATCGAGAAAGCCGCATCATTCCTCGGCGTGGCGCGGGACAGCATCCGCAAGGATTTAGCGCGTGTCGAATCGCTGGAAGCAACGCTGCCGGAATCCCCATTGACGTATGTAATTTGCTATATCGTCAACAGATGGGCGGCGGTTGATTGGGCAAAAAACGCCATCCCGAAAACCGTTGTGAACGCGGGGCCATCTATCGTGATGCTGGATGGCAAACTACCGAAATCCAAGCAACTCCAACTTCTCTCTTACCTATGAAATCAAAACCAGCATACGCGCAACCGCAGACCGTGGCAGGGCATAAGGTCTATCCTTGTGCATACGGACACATTCATTGGCTAACTGAACGCAAGAACCCCGTTATGACCCAGAAGGGCAACGTGGATGATTACGCACTAGCCGAAATCTGCTTCGCCTTCACAAGCGACCCTAAGACGTTACAAACTATCAAAGGAGCGCAGGCAAAGGCACGGGTAACAACTTTTCTCATGGAATCAACAAGCCGCGCTCTAGTGGCACTCTGGACGCACGCAAGCAAGGAAATCGAAACCTATTTCTCCTCCATGACCGTTCCAAAAAAAGCCACGGCGCAGGCATCCAAAAGCCGCAAGCCTGCGACCCGTGTGCGGAAGCGGTAATTATCTACACACTCGGCAAATGCAACCTCACCCGCGAACAGATCCTTTACGAGCTACCGGCATCCTTTGTGCATCAGTTAATGACATGTGCATGGATCGAAGCGGGGCGCGAAGTGGAAGGCATCGAACAGCGTGGGAAGGCATCGCAGGACATTATGGAAAAATTAGCGGCAATCGCAAAACGACCGAAACCGAAATTTGACCTATGAGTATATCTACTACGTTTGTATTGAAATTTTCTGGCGCCGCCGTGGAGCGCGGACTCGCCCGCGTGCAATCCGCCTTCAAGTCGCTTGGGGGCGTGGCAATGCGAATTGGTAAAAGCCTAGTCTCACCGTTTGCTGGAATAACTGCGGCAGTCGGCGGATTATTGGCCGGAGGAGCATTGTTGCAAGCGGCTTCGGAAATGAATAAAATCGGAGAGGAAGCATTCGCATCCGAAGGGCGGCTTGAAGCAGTAACCAAAACCATGGGTCTTTTCGGGGCGCAAACGGATTCAGTTGTGAAGCGACTGATTGACCTTGGCGACGAGCAAGCAAGACTTCTCGGAATAGACGACGACACTATCCGGTTGACTCAATCGAAGCTAATGACATTCAAGGAACTGGCTAAAACCGCCAACAACATCGGCGGATCATTCGACCGAGCCACAATGGCCGCGCTTGACATGGCACAAGCTGGGTTTGGAAGCGCGGAAATGAATGCCGTGCAACTTGGCAAGGCTCTGAACGATCCAATCAAAGGCATTACCGCTTTATCACGAAGCGGCATCACTTTTACTGCTCAGGAAAAGGAAAAAATAGCCACGCTTGTAAAAGCAAACCAAACGCTAAAAGCTCAAGATATAATCTTAAGAGCCATCGAAAAGCAAGTTGGCGGCGCGGCATTGGCAACTTCGACCGCATCGGCGCGAATGACCCAGTCATGGGGACAGTTAAAAGAAGAATTTGCTAAACCATTTTCAACCGCACTTGGCGAAATCTTTGACCGCATCGCGGCGAAAATCCCAGAGCTTGCGCAATCAGCAAAGGCTTACGGTGAATCAGTCGGAAAAACACTTATTCAGATTGCCGACGCTTTTGAGCAAGGACGGATTGGCTCAGTAATCCAAAACGCATTCATGTTTGGAGTCACCCGCGCTGGCGAAGTCTTGATTGCCTCATCAACATTTGCTGGATACGCCCTTTACGACGCGCTAGCCGAAAAGCTAAAAACGGGAGACATTGGGAAATTGCTAACACTTCCAAAAGCAGCAGGGGAAACGCCTGCTTTCGAGTCTATGTCTGGATTTGTAAAAGCGACCCCTTACGGGCAATTCGTCCACGGGGTCGAAACCCTTGAAAACATCGCCCGACATCTAGGCAAGGATGGAATCAGCATCAAAGATAAATCATTCAGCGACCTGATGGCCGCATCCAAAGGAGCACTCGGATCGACCGAGTATCAAAACGCGTTGAACCAATCACTCCAAAAGACCGGCCCGCATCCAAACATGAAAGGAGTCAGCTACGCGCCAGCCGGATACCATACGAACATGACCGACGAGAAAGGATACCGGATCATGTTTGACATCAAAACAGGCATTGACGGACTCAATCAAAAACTCGCACCCCAACCTTAAAACATGGCACTTAAGCAATTTCTAAACCCTGCCACGCGCTGGATACCTCAATCGGGATACACCGTAACCGTTGGCGAGAACGGCGGCGCAGAGGCGATGCAGGACGTTCTAATCCGCAAGTCAGACCTTGATACCACGGTTGCATCCTCATTCAAACGCGGCACACGCTGGCAAGACATCTTCCCCGAAGTCCCTCAGATTTACCGCGAGCTGAAACTCAAGACCGTTGACCCGACCGACAGAGGCGACGGTATGACCATGCTTAAATGCACCTTCACCGGATACTCTCTAACGGTAGGTGCATCATCCGGCGAGGAAGTTCAACAGGCCACCAGCACGCTTACAGGCCAGCTAACACCGGAACCGCTTTCGAACCATCCGAAGTGGGTTGCGCTATCCACCAAGGAAAAGAACACGCTTGGAAAACTAATCAGTGGGGAGTGGACATACATCCTCGACCCGTTTCCACCTAACACCGCATACGTTGTCGCGGTGCAAATAGCTGACGGACAATACATCGTGCGGGAATCCGGCGACCAGCTAACCAGTGATGATGCGAAAGCGTTTGCCGTGATAATTTCCGAAGGCGAAACCACCTATGACCGAGGCGGTTGGACATACAGCTACCATACTGAGTCGGAAACCGGATTTACTTCCGCTGAACTGAACGCCATCGGTAAGATTGACCTGCAACCCCCAGGCAATCCGAAAAAACCATCATCAGGTTACACATGGCAGCTAGCCGCGCCTAATCAATCGCAGTCGGGCGATAACCGCTTCATGAAGACTCTCGATTTCCGGCTCATCCCCGACAACGCGAAAAACCAATTCCTCTACGGCGAATGAACCTAAGACTATCCGGCAGCGTCACCATCCCGAAACGACCCTCCAGCGTGGGCGGGTTGTTAGCGTGGGCGCGTGGAGTGAACCGCACGCTGGCCGAGCTTAGGGATAGGCGTATTGCGGGAGTTGTCGCGAGGCCAGTAGGGGGAGGGGCAGCAGAGCTAGAACTCCCCTTCCAGATTTACGACAACGGGACAGAGTTTGTATCCCGCGCTGGAACCTTTAACGGCAGCTACGGCGAGCTTACCCAAGCCGCGACAACGGACGGCACATGGAGACTTTACGCATCGCTGACGATCAACGCCACCACGGGGGAAATCACAGCATCCAGCGTGGCGTGGTATGCTTCCGCTCAAACCAGCACGACCACTACATTCTACCATCTTATCGGCATCGGCATTGTTGCGGATTCTGGAGAGACACGGACGGTGATAAACTATAACTATGGGCCAATTTTCTTTTTGCTGCACGGGAGCGTGACGGACGATTGGAATTGCTCATTTTACTGATATGGACGCAGCGGAATACTTGGAGCGGGTGAAGATGAAGAAGCGGGATAAAGTGCTGAATGACCGATTCAACACTTACAATTTCCCGAATAATGTCACTGGCGCAAAAATGACAGGATCGGTCTATATACAATACGTATCTGAGGATGATTATTCCAAAACGGTGGAAGAAATAAACATTGACCCTACCTTGTTAGCGGATCTTCAGCGGGTGACATTTCCGCCGCAAAGTATCCCATATGAGCCAGGGGATGAGGGCATTTTCTACATTACACATTTCCCAGCGAAACCGTGGAACGTAAATTCTGGAGGTGGTAATGGGCTTGCATGGCCTCCCGTCACACTAGCTGGGAATCCCGATTATTACGTAGGCAGCGGATCGTTGAAGTTTTACAGCAGGGCGGAACCAGAAGACCCATTCACCCTAGATAGCACATGGCCTGTTGATTTTTACGGGTATTTGCTTTTACTATTCTCAGGCGGAGGGCATCCGGTTAGCGGTGGGCGCGGCGCGGATAGTAACGAGAAGCGAATGGGCATCACTGTTGCGTTGAATGTGTTGGGAGTGGACGCGGAAGATCCTAATTTTACGTTATACGAATATAGCTTTGGCGGTGACGTGCCAACTGCCGACAGCCCATACCCGTGGGATGACCCGTGGCCGGGCTACACGGATATTTTTACGGATAGCTTTAACGACATTTTAGCTGACGCATACGGCGACACAACAGGATCATCCTGCGACCTTGCTTTCGAGTGGTTGTATTAGTCTCAAATTTGACTTTCGCCCCGATTTAAGCAAGGATCAGGCATGACTCTAAGCGGCACTGAGGTTAGATATGGGATGCTTGCGACTGCCGACCCGTCGGCGGTTAATGTGAGCGGCTCACAGTCCATCGGGACGGGATTGTCAACGCTCGCCTACACCGACGCACCCACCGTTGCTTACTCGCTGGCGATGATTATTCAGGATGGCGACACTCTCACCTGGAACACTAGCACGGGCGCAGTCACCGGCACGGTAGCCGGAACCGCACAAGTCGAAACTGCGACCATCGTCGCCGCGTCGGGCGCAACCACAGCGGGCGATTTGAACGTGACAGTGACCTCCGCGCTAGTGACCGGATCTCCTTTGCTCATCCCCGTCGCGCTCCTTTTGGCGGACAACACCGCATCACTTGTGGCGACTAAGGTTAGAGCCGCACTTAACGCAACCACCGCCATTACGGATCATTACACCGTGGGCGGAGCGGGCGCGACATACTCGCTCACAACCAAGGCCGTCAACCACGCCGCGAACGATACCACACTGAACCTAGCACACGCCAACGGCACATGCGCGGGCATCACCACAGCGGCGACCTCGACCAATACCACGGCGGGAGTCGGAACCACGCGGGCATACAAATTCAACGGCACGGCATGGAACGCGACAGACAACGAAGGCATCGCCCTGCCGTCCATGACAAAGGTTCACGCCGTGCTTATACGCTCGTCCAACACCACCGGAACCGTGGCGATTGACGACGGGACGGACATGCTCAACCCCGCTTGTCCGTTCGTGAATCTCACAGCATCGCCCACCGGAGCGCATCCATTCACAGCCGGAACCGTGACATTCACGGCCGACGCTGCTCCCGTAACCCTTACCATCGACGTTCATGCCGGATGATACCATTTACCTTAAGCGAGGCCAGAAGCTCGAAATCATTGTTACATTCCAGGATGTTGACGGCAATAACATCGTGTTAGATGGCGACTGGACAGTCTCGTCTGCGATGAAGCTGAAAACATCCTGCGACATCATCACCCTTTCACCAACGATCAGCGGAGGGAACGTTTCGATCATCCAAGAAACCGACGACCTAGCGGCTGGCGTTTATGACATCGACGTGATAGCAGACGACGGAAACCGCGAAATCACTGACATCTTTTACCTTAACCTCGCCAAGACCACCACACCTCTAACATGAGCGCAACCGTCACCCAAACAGGCCGCGTGGCGACAGTCACGGTATCCACCGCCCGATACATCCACCCGAACCATACCGGCGACGTTATAAGCGTAGGAGACGGCTCAACCACCCTCGCCAATACCGCCGTCACCGCTGGCTCATACACCGCCGCGAGCATCACGGTGGATAGCAAGGGACGCATCACCGCCGCGTCTAGCACCGCCGCGCTAACACCCACCGCGCACGCATCCACACACGCTACAGGCGGCAGCGACCCGATCACGCCAGCGGCCATCGGCGCGGAAACACCTGCCGGAGCCGCCGCACAAATCGCCGCACGCGAACGCCGCACTCGATACCCTAAACGCCGCATCGCTTTTATGGGAGATTCCATCACTGGATGGTGGAGCAATAATGGACTAGGGGCAGCGGCGAACTCTTTGGGAGGATTCGGAGGCATAGCTCAAGGCTTGCTAGGATACGGATATGACATGGTTCCATCGTCCACTGGATTTAATTTTGCATCTGGCGGATTTACTTTAACTCAGATACAAACCACGTGGTTGCCAGAAGTGCTGGCCAGCAATGCGGATGTTTGCGTATTGCTCGGAGGGACTAACGGGGGGGGAGAAACAGCCGCCGCGAAATTTGCAAAATGGCTAGAGATTATCCTGGCACTCGATGCCGCAAACATCACGCCAGTGGCCTGCACAGTGCCTCCAGCCGGGGATACTACATTAGCCAGCTACCGAGCTATCATTCGCGATTTCAACAACCAGATCCGGGCATATTGCATCGCAAACCACGTCCTCCTCTGTGACTGGCATGACGACCTAGCTGACCCTGCGACAGGTCTTTTATCCACGAATTACAGCGTCGATAAGGTTCACCCCAACTACACCGCCGCCTATCCGATGGCGGCGAGATTAGCGTCATTGCTGGAGCCGATCACAACTCCATTAAATCGTTTCCCGTCGATCTCGGATGTTAAATGGCTATCAGCAAACCCATATTGTGACGGCAACGTCTCAGGGATGCCAACCAGTTGGACTAAAGCGAACGTCGGCACAGGCACATCGACCGCCACAAAAGTTGCACGCGCCGACGGCAGACTCGGCACAGCACTCCAGATCGTTGTCGGTGGAGGAGCGGCGAGGACAGACGGATGCACGGTTAACACTCCAGCCGCGACCTCTGGGTATAGCGATAATGATATGGTGCGAGCGATCATCGAGCTGGAATTCGACGCAGCGGGATGGGCGGCATGGACTATCGGCTGGAACCTAACCGTGGTTGGCGGAACCAATAACGCTTACCGCTCCTACCATCCCGACGTTGGATCGACAGCATCTATTGCCGCGCTGCTGACTCAGATGACTAGGCCTGTAGCTGTATCAGGCCGATCAATAATCTTGGAGACACCTGCTATGAGTGTAGGGGTAGGAGCCACGAGCATTACCGCTACGTTTACGTTTCGTGGAGCTGGGACATTCCGGGTGCAGCGAGCAGGGGTCTATAAAGTTTAATCTAACCACCAAACCAAATGAACCGACTCAAACAAGAATCCACATGGAGAGGCGTGATACTTCTCCTCACAGCCTTCGGCGTGCAAATCGCGCCGGAACTCCAGCAAGCAATCATCACGGTAGGCCTAGCCATCGTGGGGGCGATTAACGTCGCGAAGAATAAGTGATCCATGAAAGACCTCGCCGCTGAAATCGTTCGCATCGCCAAGGCCGAAGTTGGAGTTGAGGAAGTCAACGGAACCAACTGCGGAGTGCGGGTCAACGAATACAAAGCCGCAACGTGGCTACCCGCAGACAAGCCGTGGCCATGGTGCGCGGCGTTTGTTTGCTGGGTCGTTGGCAAAGCGTTTGAAGCGGCGGGCGCAGACACGCACACAGGCACGTTTTCCATCCCACAAACCGCCGGAGCATGGGACATGGAGAACTGGAGCTTGAAGCAGGATATGACGACCTGGACTCGCAAACCACACCGTGGCGACATACTACCTGGTGACATCGTAATCTTTACATTTTCCCACATCGGTTTCGCCGCGAGCGCACCGGACGCGGACGGATTTATCCGAACCATAGAAGGCAATACTGACGCAGCCGGAAGCAGGGAAGGCGGCGGAGTATTTGCCAAGCGTCGCCACATTTCCAAAATCCGCAGCCGCATTCGATTCCGCCAAGACAAACTTATTCCAGCCTAACCATGAGCAAAGACGACCTCCACAGCGTAGCATCAGCCGACTCTCCCCGTGACGTTGAAATCCCGAACACATGGCAGGGACTAATCGTCTGGGCGGTGGCAAGGTTCGGAGTCGGCATGGTTGTCGCCGGAGTTTTCGGATATGCGACCAAGGAAATTTATTCCGACATGCGAGCCGATAGATTACAGCTGCTCGACGCGTATCAGGACAATACCCGAGCCATCCAACAATTCTCATCGCAGATACAGAGCTTGCAGCAGTCGATGGACGACGCGCACCGCCGGGCGATTGACCCGTGATTTTCAGCGTCGGGCGGGCGGTTCGCCACCGCTAGGACTCAAAGTCACCGCCCTTCGCTCCATTTTCTCCCCTTATTCCACAAGGGTTTGAGGACTTTTTTCGCTTCCGTGTAAAATAATTATTTACACGGGCACGGTTTCCGGTATGGTTTGCGCAGTTGCAGGACGCAACACTAACAACCAAACTGATAAACAAAATGAAAACACTTATCAACATCACTGCCCACGCCTACGCCGGAAACGTCATCTCCGCACCTGAGCGCAATTATTCGTTTATCCGCTCGGCATCCGCCAAAAAACCAAGCCACGCCGGAGCAGCTCGCATGGTGGCCGCAGAGCTTGGATGCAAGCCGTCTGATATTTCCGTTTCCCGCGTCGAGGCTATGTCTTACGCTGCCCGCTAATCTCCCAACCCTCCCCTCGCTTTTCCTGTCAGTTTGGCAGGGGAGGCGCGGGGGTTTAACGATCAAGGTGATGGACGGCGCGATGGATGCCCGAAATCACCAGCGAGCTAGTCGCCGTTCCATCCACCGCCTTGTTCCATTTCTTCCTTTTCTAACGCGTGAACTACTACAACGAACATGATCCCAAAGCTGCCGCATGGCTCCGCGAACTCATCGCGGCCGGGCTGATCCCGAATGGAGACGTGGACGAACGATCGATCGTAGAAATCAAACCTCATGAAATTACCGGATACACTCAACAGCACTTCTTCGCAGGCATTGGCGGATGGTCCCTCGCTCTGCGCCTCGCAGGATGGCCAGACGATAGACCTGTTCGGACAGGCTCCTGTCCATGCCAACCGTTCTCGCAAGCAGGGCAAGGCAAAGGCGAAGCCGACGAAAGGCACCTCTGGCCAGTCTTCCGCGATCTCATCACCTTCGGCGATCCTACAATCACATTTGGCGAGCAAGTTGCGTCAAAGGCTGGCCGCGCATGGCTCTCTGGAGTTCGGGCTGACCTGGAAGGATTGGGATATGCTGTCGGGGCCGCCGATCTGTGCGCTGCGGGCGTCAACGCCCCGCACATGCGCCAACGTCTATTCTGGCTGGCTCACCCCCAAAGCCTCGGACTCTCAAGGCGGATGGCAAGGAACGGACATCCGGACAAGTCCGGGCGGCGGGCTGCGGAAGCTGATCGATCAAGCGATGCTGGCGGGATGGCCGACACCGATGGCCGGAACACCGGCGCAGAATGGCAACAACGCGGCGGGCAACAACGACTCGTCGCGGAAGACGGTGGAACTCTCACACTGGCACACGCCGGTAGTCAGGGACTGCCGGAACTCACCGGGCGACGGGAGCAATCCCCGCGACCTGCCACGACAAGCCGCCCTTGGGATGACTTCGAGCTGCTGCCATGCACCGACGGAAAAGCGAGGCGCATTGAACCCGGCTCATTCCCGCTGGCTCATGGGCTACCCGCCCGAATGGTGCGCTTGCGCGGTTACGGCAACGCCATCGTCCCGCAAGTCGCCGCGGAGTTCGTCGCGGCGTGGTGCTCTCTGAATGAATGGAACTGAAACATTATGAACGACCACCTCACCCAGCTAATCGCAGACGCACGGCTAGCGTTGGAGCACATCGAAAGCGACCGCTCGCAACCATTCCGCGAGTCAGCCGCCCGTGTCCTTTTCACGCTCGCCGACGAAATCGCGGAAGAAGTAATCAGATCGAAGCCATGAAGACAATCGAGCAATGCGCCGAAGAATACGCCGAAGCGTTAGCAGACATCGCCGACGTTCTCGACTTACCGACAGGTTATTCGTCGTCCGACGTTGTTGACGCGGCACGCATTAAATGGGCGAAAGACATACACTCTTGCCACCATGAATGCCAGCGTCCCGCGTGTATTATGCGCCGCGACATGGCCGCTATGAAATCCGCGCTGGAGTTCATCGCCAAAAGCCAAGGACTACCGCCGCATATCGACCGCCTAGTCAACGGGACTCTCCAAAACCTCACCACACCATGAAAACGCTCGCCTCACTCTTTTGGGTTGCCGTGGTAATCGCCGCTTTCATCGGCGCGGTTTATCTCGACAACCACATGCCAGGATTTAACCCCATCGAAACTAGACAGCATCCATGATCACAAACACCGAATCCCAATTTCCACGCTACAACCACGCGATGCAGCTAGGATCAGATTTGATCGGAGCAGCATATAACAGCCTGCGCGAGCGAGCCGTGGCGATGGAGATGGAGCTTAGGCGTATTGCCGACAAGGACACCACGCCGGACGCGGATAAGATCAACATTCACAATGCAATCAAATGAACCAGCACACCCGCGAAAGCCGCAAAATCAAACACACCGTCGTTGCTATCTCTAACGACATCCACGCCCGCATGAAATCCAGCAAACCGGAGCGCGTGCCGCTGGCAGCATTTACGGACATCCTGCTGGATCACGCCCTGGCACAATACGAAAAGGGGAGGGTTAAACTGTGAGTGACGCAACGCATACGCCGGGGCCGTGGGCATGGTTTGGAAATCCCAAGCATGGCGGATTTTATTTAGCTACTACCCACAGCGGCAGGAGATACGTGATGGATTTCGTCCGGCATGGGATGCAAGGGGCGCAACCGCGATTTCAGAAATCCGGCATAATGGAAAACGCCGCTGATATTTGCACCTTCCATGTATGCGATGCCACTGGAATCAAAGACGCTGAGAAAGACGGTCAATGCTACCGATACGACATTGACGGCATAAGCCATCCAGATGCCCACCTAATAGCAGCCGCGCCGGAGTTGTTATCGGCCTGTCAGCGCCTACTTGATGCATACAACGGCACATCCATCCCCGAGGTTGATTTAGCGATTGAATATGCCGAGCAAATAATAGCCAAAGCCAAAGGAGAAACGCCATGAACACCCCATCCCAACACGACGGCTACCGAGGATCCGGAGACGCGGCCAACCTGGAACGAGCCGACCTAGACGACGACATCGCCCATGTGCAATGCAACTACCGCACCAAGGGACTTCTACGCCGCGCCGGAATACCCGACCCCGTGGAAAACCAGCATTACCTTGTGCGAGTCATTACTGATAAATTCAACCGCTTACAACTCGCACCAGTATGACCTCAATAGAAATAGGAGTAATAAACGCCATGCGTAAACGCGGCGGCAGCTTTGTAAAAGCACTAGCGGAAACCTATGTCCTAGCCGACCCAGACAACCGCGAACGAATCAAGG